ACAAAATCCAATCAATCTTTTCAATACGGAGAATACAAATGTCTTTTAAATCCCTTAAAGCCCAAGGTTCCCTTCTGGAGAAACTGAATAAGGAAATCAATAAGGTAGAAGGTGTTTCTGGTTACGTCGATGAGCGACTCTGGAAACCTACCATGGGTAAAGAAGGTGTCGGCAGTGCCGTCATTCGATTCCTGCCCCCAACCGAAGGTTGTGACATGCCTTGGGCAAAGGTCTGGAGTCATGCCTTCCAGGGTCCTGGTGGATGGTATATTGAGAACTCTTTGACCACTCTTGGTCAACAAGATCCTGTCAGTGAAGCAAACCGTCTGTTGTGGAACAGTGGTCTGGATAGCGACAAGGAAGTTGCACGTAAGCAGAAGCGTAAACTGTCTTACTACAGCAACATCTATGTGATCAAGGATCCTGCTAATCCTCAGAACGAAGGTCGTGTCTTCCTCTACAAGTATGGTAAGAAGATTCATGACAAGATCATTGAACTGATGCAACCTGAGTTTGAAGGTCAAGAACCAGTCAATCCTTTTGACTTCTGGGCAGGTGCTGATTTCAATCTTCGTATTAAGAAGGTTGCTGGTTTCTGGAACTATGATTCTTCTGGTTTTGGTAACCCTGGCACTCTTGGTCGCTTTGAAGATGACAAACTGGAAGCGATCTACAACAAGATGTATGATTTGAATGAGTTTACTGATGCCAAGAACTTCAAGTCCTATGATGAACTGAAGACCCGTCTTGACACTGTGCTCAAGGGTCGTGCTCCTGCACCTGAGGTTCGTGATGAAGAGCGTGGTTACGATCATGCAAGTGATAGTTTCAATGCACCTGACATCACAATGACTCGTCCTACACCTGCACCAGAACCTGCTGCTTCAGCACCTGCTGCATCGGAGGATAACTATTCTTACTTCGACTCCCTTGCTAACGAGGACTTCTAATGGACCTTGTTCATGCATGGAACACCATGGGGTATGGAGAGGGTTTCCTCTTCTCCCTGTGGGTTATCGGGATGTATTACATCAAGCTTCGCATGGATAAGTACATCCGATAATTTTTCCCAAAACGAAAATCACTTTTTAGTTACAAAAAAGTCGGGAAAAAAATCCCGCCAAAAATTTGCCCAAAAGGGTCGATGTAAAATTTACTTATGAAACTCACTTATTATGCACTACAAACCTTATTCTCCAGAGTGGCATAGATACAGGTATCTAAAGGAAGCACTCGATAAATATATTGAGGACTACATCGACAACGATGTGATCGTGAATGATATCCTAGACATTATCTGTGAACGTCAAGAACGAGCACACGCTGAATATCACAAACTTGAAGATTTAGAACTTAAACTACGGGAGTGACATGCTTTCTACCAAATATCGCCTCAGATTGGAGTTTATCTGTAAGAAGATTGCTAATAAGGAGGAAGTACAACTAGATGATATGATTTGGGCAGAGAAACTTGCCAAATCACACACTACTGCCAGAGAGTGGTTACGTAAAGCACGTCGTCAGGCAGCACAAGACATCCAGGAGGGCAGCATGGATGATTTTATGAATAAGATGGGATTAGGTGATCCCGACCCATCTAATTATAAAACGGGATTCGAGGGTGCTGATGAAATCGTAGATTGGTTCAAACAGGACAAACCTGATGATTGGAGGCAACGTGACTGATCCCAGAGAGGAAAATGAAGAGAAATGGCGTATAGCGACCAATAAGGTTATTGCTGAAAATTTAGTTGAAAACCTTGAAAAGTTGCTAAATGGAAAAGCACACTACGTTGAGTGTTCTGACCGTACTACGTATCACAATAAAATTGTAATCGAGTACAATCACCAAAAAAAGAAAAAGTGAATAAACCTACTGAAAACTACGAACAACTAATTATACGCTTCACTAAGCGTACAATGCAATTAACTGCAAGAAAGCAAGAATTGCAAGAATCCTATGATGAGTATCTTAAAATTACTAAAGATCTCACCAGATTAGAAGGATCTATGCAAGCAGTACAATACCTTGCATACGGTAAATTGCCTGGTGATGGCAATCACGATGGTATGAAAGATCACACTCCAGATTAATTTCTAGAGATTTTAAGAGTTTCACTAAGATACTCTGTACTAGGAGTAAATCTCATTTCTTTTGTAAAAATTTCAACAAACTCATCAACTAACGCGGGTCTTAACACTAAGATCTCGCGTTTTTTGTCGTTTTTACGTAATTCGTAAACATAGTTATCTACTGGACCTCGGGACTCTTCAGCAGTTAACGTATTTCCGTCTGGAGTAACGAATCTGTATGCTTCACCCACTTCAAGACCTCCTGGAAGGATAATCTCTCCGTCATATTTCTGCTCAACGGTCTCATAGTGATGAATACTTGAATAATCATCATATTGTGCTTTCAAATACTCAGTAAAAACAGGTTGTGTCATTGGCCAGTCATTATATAGATTTTTGATATTATTGATAATCATAATGATCCAATCTAATCCTGGATCGGAGTAAAAGTCCATTGCAATAGTATCAGGTCTTTCGCCATCTTTGACAAAGTAATCTTCAAAGAGTGTTGATCCTGGAACAATGTTGTCAATTAATTTAATACGAGCAAAAATATTCCTAATGGCAATATATGTACCATCTTCAGGGTTTTTGTCGTATTTAAGATAGAGGATTTCTGGAACTTTGTCGAAATATGCCATTTTTATTTCTCGTCGATACGTGTAAGATCTTCAAAATTTTCAATATCTTGTCTAACCAGAGTAGTGAGTTCTGCAAACTGTAAAGATAACCTAATCGCCTGTACATAACCATTTTTAGTCAATGCAATGACATTATCTGGAGTGTAGTCAACATTCATAGCAGTCAAAGCACAATATTTTGTGTTTGGTAAGAAATCACTGACTTGAGGAGTTTCTGCATCTACATCAGTAACAACTCCATTAGATTTTACCTTAAATTTACTCTTAAGACCACTAGGAATAATTCTCCAAATATGTGGATAACCCAAAAACAGAGAGTTGCTTCTACCCTGCTGTTTTGACGATGGGTGCATACTTATTTTAAATTGTTTAATAATTTTGCGGATTTCTAACTCCTCAGTAGTATCTCTTGCTAAGAATAAGTAATCAAAACTAAATGATCTTGTCTGCATCTTATTGAAGGTTTGCAGAGTGTTGTCATTAAAGGTTTGACCAAATGCAGCACCAATTACTGAATCTAGGGTTATACCTTCAATTTTTGGTATATCACTAAAACCAGCAGTACCTTGTAGAGTGTTAAGGAATGTGTTTCCAGCAGTTGCTAGAGCGCCTTTTCCGCCAGCGGCAAGAAATCCACCAACACTACCTGTTCCCATCATGGAACCTAAAGCACCAAATGACACTTTCTTCCATTCTGCACCATATTGATACTCAATCTTTGGTGGAAGATATAGTGAAATATTTGCTACCCCAGTATTAGATGCATCACTTTGTGCATTACCTCCACTTGTAGAGTTTACTCCAGGAGTGCCATCTTCCGAATTTTGACCACCAAAAACATTTTGTAAATTTGCATTAATATTTTCTGCAGTAAGATCTGCTTTTCTGTTACTGCCAGAAATGATGTTTTGGATATCTGCTAATGCACCAGGTGGTGTAGGTGCATTGGAATAATCATATGCCCTGAATGTAAGGAACAGTCCAGTGTTCTTTACACTCTCCTTTGGGTACATTAATCTTGTTGCTGTCATTATTTACGCTTACCTTGTTGAACTTTTTTCTTGCTGACAAATCTATTTTGACTATCATAAAATTGCTCTATCGGCAAAGCGGCAAATTCAACTAGTTCCGATTCTGGAACTTCAAAAAATAAATTATCTGCTCGACTTATAATATATCTATGTAGCAATTTGAGGGGGATCCTAACATTCCTATTTAGAAACTTTTTAGCAAGGATCATTCTTTGTTTTTCAGTGGTATAATGGAAGTTTGCCCCCATAAACCCATCTTCATAGATATTGGTCACCAGAACTAAAGGATATCTATCCCAACGTGCTAACTGTAACTTTGTTTTGGGGTCATATTCAAATAGGTAAAATTTACCCACTGTGACATCATCTTTAGCATTATTAAACAGATAGTTAAATGCTACAGAACGTTGTTTACTGACTGTATTTGCGTTTTCATCTTTTAGTTCTTGGATAATGCTCATATCCTTAATTCCTTTTCTGTTAGGATTTTAAATTGCCATCTCCTGTCCTTGCAGTATTCAGTTGCTGCCTTCCATTTAGCATCATTGACAGCATATGTGGTGACTTCAGTTATATACCTCTTTGTACGACGGCGTTGTTTTTGGGGAGGCGTTGTTTGCTTAAGCGGTTTGATCTCGATAATAAACTTCTGCGTCCCCCCAGTTTTAGTTCTGGCACGGACGTAGAAATCTGGGAAGTAACGATGCATCCGATTATCAAGAGGAGAGATGTAAGGTATAACGATCTCTTCACTCCCCCATTCCAAAACGTTTTCATTGTTATCACACCAAACCATGAATTTTCTTTCCCATAAAGACCTGTAAATGACATTAGTCGGATCTCCCTTATATTTTTTGGGATGGGAAGGTTTATATTTACCACTATATGCCATACTAAATATAAATATACTTCCTAGTCCTATTTAGATGAACATCGACAGAATTAGAAAAAATATTGTGGGTGACTATGGATTGGCATCATCAAACCAGTATCATATCTCTTTCGAGATACCAGTAGGTATCAATAGTAGCGGTGATGGAACTCTTACGGAGTTTATGGCGAATAGAGGATTTGATATTAGTGGACATTCAAATCCTGAAGTTTTTGGGAGAAATGATATTGTTGTAGATAATATGGTAAAATTGAGTTTTTTGGCAGATGAAGTTAATATCCCAGGATTTAGTGTTGCAACTGGGGATTTTAAGGGATCAGTTCCAGGTATCAACCTCAGATATGCACATACTAGAAATTTCACCGAAATGAACGTTGCGTTCTTAATGGATATGGATCATACTCCATTGAAATTTTTGAGATTGTGGTCTGATTTTATATTTGGATTTGAGGAGTCCTACGGTGTCTCAGCATCGGCACCTACTGTATTTTCTCAAATGCAATACTATAACAATTATGCCCATGACATTATCATTGACAAACTAGAACCAAATACTAGTTCTAGAACAAAGAGTAAGGCAAAGAGTAGTTATGAAACCCATAATGTTGTAACTAGAACACGACTTCACAAAGCATTCCCATATATGATTAATGATGTTACTGTTAGTAATGCTCCAAATCAACCCATGAGATTGCAATCTACCTTTTATTATGAATATTATACAACAGAAACCTTGAAGAGGAATACCGTTAATACTCTCAGAGTATGACACTAAATAAAAATATGATATGGAGTTTAATTAATGTCTTTACCTACACTGAATACACCAACCTATAACCTTACTGTACCATCAACAAAGCAAAGGATTAAATATAGACCTTTTGTTGTTAAAGAAGAGAAAATTCTTCTGATGGCACTTGAATCTGAAGATGATACTCAAATTGCAGAAGCACTGAAATCAATTATCACCTGTTGTGTAACTACAAAGGATTTTAAATTTGATAAGTTAGCAACTTTTGATATTGAGTATATTTTCTTAAATATCAGAGCTAAATCTGTTGGTGAAATGGTTGATCTTATTCTTGTTGCTCCAGATGATGGAGAAACCGAAGTGAGAGTTAGTATTAACATTGAAAATGTTAAAGTTCAATTTGACAAAGAACATACTAACAAAATTGCAATTGATGACACTCTTTGGGTAGAAATGAAATATCCTGGTCTTGATAGTTTTACTAATTCTCAAGAGGATATTGATGATACATTCAAATTTGTTGCAAATTCAATTGATAAGATTTACAATGAAGAAGATGTTTGGGACAGTACGACAACAACCCCTGAGGAATTCGTACAGTTTCTTGAGAACATGAGTAGTAAACAATTTAATAGTGTTCAGAAATTCTTTGAGACAATGCCTTCTCTAAAGCATGAAGTTAAATTCACCAACCCAAATACTAAGGTTGAATCAACTTATGTTGTTGAAGGACTTGCTAATTTTTTCGGATAAGCCTCTTCCATAATTCCCTAGAGAATTATTACAGAACAAATTTTTCATTAATGCAGCACCATAAGTACAGTTTGACTGAACTTGATGGTCTTATTCCTTGGGAGAAAGACATTTATATTGCATTATTGAAAAACTATCTGGAAGAGGAAAAGCAAAGGATCGAACAGCAAAAGCATAGTCAATGAAGTCAAAGCAATTAGGATTAACAGAATATAACGACGCCATACTTTCAATCTATGGTGCAAATCCTGTTGCAAATTTAAAAGAAGCAAAGGGTAAAACAACTGCCCCAGACCTTAAGAAAGATCCTAAGAAAGAGAAGTCAAAACCTAAAACTGGAACTCTTTTAAAAGAAACGCTCCGTCTTAGAAATACTGCAGTTTTAAATTTAAAACTTGCGAAGAAGATACAGAAGTATGAAAAAGAGAGGTTATCTCAATTAAAGGCAGTTTTAAGTAAAGACGCCACTTCTGAAGAAAAAGCAGTTATTCGTAAATCGAAGAAAGACGAAGAAGATCTTAAAAAACCAAAGAGTTTTCCTCTAAGATTCTTAAAAGCAATCAAAGACCTTATAAAGTTAGGTCTAAAAAATCTTTGGAAGAAAATCATTCCAAAGGCGATACGATCACGTCTTAGATTACTGCGAAAAAGAGTTGCAAGATTTAGAAAAGCAGTAAAAATTAATCTTAAAAGGAAGTGGAGAAATTTTACTAAACCACTTAGGCAACTTAGAAGAAAGTTTATTGACCCTATCAAGCGTAAGTTTCAAAACTTACAGAGAAGATATAATGTTTTATCAAAAAGGTTTAAAAATAATTTAACAAGACCTTTTAGACAAGCAACTAGATTTCTTGAAGAGGCAGTTAAAGACCCTGGTAAGCAATTTAGGATTGCTAAAGAAGCAGTTCAAGGTAAGGTTACAAAAGCACAAGAAGTTGTTGGCACTAAGTTCCAACAGGGTAAAAAAGCTGTAACTGAGGGATTTGGAGCACTTAGAGAGGGAGCGAATAAACTATTCAATCAAGGCACTAGTGGTGCTAATAAGTTTAAGGATCGACTTTTTGGTGGATTTAGACGTGCTGTAGATGCTGTTACACCTATTGCACAAAAAACTAGAGATGTAGTTACAAAGGCAATTAATGTTGCTAAGGATCCAGAAACTTACAAAAAGATAGCAAATCAATTCCAAGAGAAAGTTGGTAAACCAATTGCTGAACTTAGTGGTAAGGCAAAGGGTGTGTTGACTGATGCCTTAGAAAAGGTATGGATGCATCCTAAAGTTCAAAAAATAGCAAAGAGTCAAATCTCCCAAAAAGTTCTTAAGAAGTTAGGAACAAAAGGCGGTGGTAAATTGCTTATGAAGTTAGTACCAGGTCTGAATATTGGTATTGCACTTTGGGACATGGTTAATTATGTTATCAAAGGTGACATGGAAGGTGCAATTATCGCACTGGGTGAAGCGATTCCTTTTGCAGGATGGGGATTTGTTGCTCTTAATTTAACTAGAGAATTATTCCCAGAATGGTACGCTCAAAATATTCGTAAGAACCTCACTGGTGTTGAGAGTAAAGAACAATTAAATAATCAATTCATTGAGGGTATGACTGCCGTACAAGGTGAGTATGGTGCAGCAGCATTCTCTGAAGGTGGAATCATTCCTGCAAAACCTCAACTTGTTATTGTTGGTGAGGGTGGAGAAAAAGAGTACATTGTTCCTGAGAGTAAACTTGCTTATTTCTTAGGATCTGATGCTGCAATTGACTTCTTAAATCTTGGAGGAAGTTCAGTTGTCAGTACGGTTTCAGAATACTTAGGAAAACTAGGTATTGCTGGTGAAACTAAATCAAAAATTTCTGAATTTAAAGATGCTCAAGATTTACCTCAAAAGAGCACTAGTAATGTAAAGAATATCAAACCATTTGGTAGTGCAATTAAAGATATTAGTGGTAAGATTATAGAATTTGTAAGTTCAGGATTTGAGGGACTTTTAGAACCACTTACAAAAGTTGTAGAATGGATCAAGAAAAATATTTTGGAGAACCCATTAGTTAAAGGTATTGGTGGAATAGTTAGTAGTTTCTTTGGTGCTCCTGCCTCTGCAGCGACAATGGATATGAGTGGACGAAATCCTGGAAGAACTAATCTTAATATTGATCCATCAAAATTCTCTCCAGATGGAGCATTCAATACTGGATTGAAAACTGGTAAATCTGCATATATTGGTGGATCTTCTGATTATCACATTGACACTAAATTTAGTAGTTCTCTCTCTATGGAGGAGAAGGTTAGAATGATGGATCAACTTGCAGCAGGATATGCTGCTCAAGGTAGAAATATTGAATTTTCTAATTCTGCTATTGCTAACACCATTTATGATCCTAACGCCTCTTTTGAAGAAAAGAGTGCATTGTTGCAAAAGGCATTTGAAGCACATAATCTTCCTAGAGGACGTGCTATTGATCAAGGTGGTTTTAACAGTATTGATTACTATGCTCCTCTTATTGAGGATTCTCAAGCTACTGGAGGTAAAGGTAGATTTAGAAGTAGTGTAGAAGGTCAAGACATTCTTATTCCAACGGTTGGGGGTGCTGATGTAAATTATTCACAAGGTGGAGCGTATGGTGCATTTGTTACACTGACAGATGATCAAGGAAATGTTCTCTTAAAAACAGGTCATGGTGATGTTAGAACTGCAAAATCAGGAAGTGTTGATGTATCAGCACTAAATAAAGATACCACAGTAGGTGAAGATCCCAACATTGAAGCGGAAGAGAATATGTTCGTTCAAGCACTTAACCAAAGAATTGCACAGCAACAGGGAACACCAGCACCATCTATTGTTCCAATGCCAATTCCACTTACTTCTCCATCTAG